ACTCTCTATCTCTCTCTCTCTTCTATTACTACTTCACCACTATTATCATCTTCTTGAATTAATTCGTTGTTATATAGGGATTTAGGTATCATGATTTTACCTTTTTTTAGATTATATATCTTTTTTATATTATCTAGAGATTTTAATATTTCACTTGTAAATTCTCTCAGTTTTATTATTCTTTCATTTATGCTAAATTTTTTATTATTTAATATGTTTTCTTTTATTTCCGTTTCCATATCAAAACATATATTTATAAATGTGTCTTTACACATTTCTAATACTGTTATTTGATAACTATCTATTTCATTACTTAATTCCTCCTTCTTCCATGATTTCGCTAAATTTATTTTATAATTCGTTTCTGTTATTTCTTTCTCTAAAAATCTTATCCTTTCTTCATTCTTCCATGTATATAATTCTCTTCTTTTTTCTTCCGGTCTCAAATAAAAATCTGAAATATGATTTATCTCACGATAAAATTCATATAAAAATGTTATCGTTTTAGATTCTATTGTTTTAATAAAATTTATACAATTTCTTGTTGGACAATAATATTTTTTTTGTAGTAATACAAATGATTTCGCTGCATCCTCTAATCCTTCCCTATTGTCTTGGTATTGCGCTTTATACATATTTATGTAGTTTTTATATGTTTCATTTGAATTAAAAGTTCTGTATTTAATTAATTTATTTTCTATTTGCTTACGTTTGGTATTTATATTTGATAATTTATTATATGCTTCATTAAATATATTCATACATGGATTATCATTCGGATTTCTTTGAATTGTTATTCCATTATCTCTCATATATCTGAAATATTCCGGATTATGTAATACTCCTCCAGTTTTTATTTTTAATGTACGCCAATCAAATGTTGTATGACAATTTACACACCACATTTGATCACAACCATCTGATTTAATAATTGATATATTACATTTGGGACACGGCTTACTATCCTTTTTTATTAATTCCGTCGTATCTATATCTTCCTGTTTACAAATGTGCTCTTCAGATTCTTTGATTATAAAACAATGCTTACATGTTGTTTTATTACATAAATCACATTCCCAATTACTATTTACAAATCCGTTACAATCATTGTTTCCACATGGAAATTTATATGTATATTTTTTTGTATCCTTTTTTTTATCCGATTTTAAACTTGATAAATATAATGTATTCGTATAAATAATACCCTGTACTTTAAACTCTTCCATTGTATCAATTTGGATTTCACCATTTGCTATTTTTTTTTCTAAATTTGCTCTCAATTCTTTGATATACTCTCTTACTTCTTTAATCTTTTTGCGAACTTCTATATATGGTAAAGATTGTGGTATTAATGTTTTTTCTTCTTGAAATAATAATTCTTTTATATGATCTTTATATATTTTATTTTCTATATATGTATATCCTAATAATTCTATTAAAACTGCTCTTGGTAATACATGAAAACAATACATACATTTTTTTTCGGTACTTTTAGTTTCAATTGTATATTTTTTTATACATTTAATACATACTTCCTCGTCACAATAAGGACATTTTTTTATATTATGTATATATACATCATCCGAACATATATTACAACATTTTTTCGTAGTCATTATTAATTAATCAAATAATAATAATTTATCATTTTTTTATATTATTTGAATTAAAAAAAAAAATTTAATTGCTTTTACAATACTCACAAAAATTTTCTTCATACTTATAATCTGAATAAAATTGACATAATACACATCTTATATCCCAACCATCATATAAAAATTGAATTTTTGTAGAACATTTATTACATATATTATCGCTTGTATTTTTTTTACATATTTTACATGTATTATTTAATGATAATTTATTTAAATATGATTCTATATCCATTTTATTTATTTATATTTAATTATTTTTTATATCTATAAAATATTACAATTTCTTTTCTTATCTTTTAATTCAAAATTATTTATTGTATTAAAAACTGATGTTATATCTGGTCTTAATTCAGATTCGGTATTCCACATATTTATAATTAATATTTGTAATGGTTTATATTTTATTAATGTTTTATCTGGACGATAACCATTTATTATAAATGCTTTGAAATTTTCATTCTCAATTATTTCATTATATGGTAATATTCCTGTATAAATAAACCAAAAATTTAATGATAGTGAATATATATCTATTTTTAAATCATAATTTTCATTATTAATAAATATTTCAGGTGCCATATATCTCAATGTTCCCGCACAACCACTCATTTCATATTTATTATCTTTTGTATTTCTTATTGTCTTTGATAATCCAAAATCTGTTATTTTAATTTCTAAATTTGTTGTTAATAATATGTTTGATGGTTTTATATCTCTATGCATTATTGGATAATGACAATTATGTAAAAAATAAATTGCCTGTGATAATTGATGTATCCACTTATATAATAGTGTATTATTTGGTTTCCATATTTTATTTAATTCTTCTTTTTTCTTTTTATAATAATAATCTAATGAACCATTTGATAAATATTCATATAATAATAATAATGGTTCATTCATCGTGCATCCTCCTAAAAATAATACTAAATTAGGATGTCTTAAACGTGATATTATTGATATTTCATTTATTAAATCATTTGAATCAGTTTCATTTGCCAATGTTTTTAGATATTTACATGCTGTTGTTAAACCTCTCCATTTTGCTTTATGTACTATACCTACACTGCCTTCACCTATTTTTTTTTCAAATATAATCTCATCTCTTTTCAATTCCCACCATTCAGCTCTGCCACGTATATTAATTGGTATTTTATCTAAATATGATGAACTACTACTATTATTTGAATTATTTAATAAATTATTATAATCTACGTCTTCAAAATACATTATATATAATATAATATTTTCTTAATTTTATCATTTTTTATTATATTAAAAAAGTACATTTCATAAAAAAATTAAAAATATTAAAATCCTTTTATAAATTTTTATAAATATTACGAAATGTACTTTTTTATTTTTTGAATAGACATGGCATTAACCCTTTTATAAATTTTATACATTTCCCTTTTTCTTCTTCTTCCCTTTTAAATTCAAATATAAATGAATTTGAATTATTATCAAATTTGCCATTCATAATATATACTAATTCTTTCTCTTTTGTCATTAATCTATTATCTATAATATTTTATATAAATTATTTTTTTTTTAAATAAATTACATATATAGAGAACTAACTTTTAATGGTTAAAAAATATAAATTATTTTTTATTCCACTAATTTTATTAATAATTATTCTAATATCTATGATTTTGAAAATTGCAATTATTGATTCAGGAAGATCTAAAAAATTAGATATTAAAATTAAAGAACACTTTATTAATAATTGTAAAAAAAATGGTATATACATATAATTTTATTTTTCTTAAATATTAAACTATTATTTATATTTTTTATGAAATTTAATCTTCTACTTATTCTACTGTGCTAATATCGTCTTCTTAATTCCCACACTTTATTTTATTCTTTTCATACACTCTCTGTTTCACTGTCATCATTCGCCAATTCATCTTCCATTATCACATCCTTTGTTTCACTGTCATCTTGATCAGATTCTTCCTGTGCTTCAAATTCATCAGTTTCACTATTATCATTATCTAATTCATCCCCATTTTTCAATTCATTTGTTTGACTGTCATTTTGACTTAATTCTTCTTCCTCTTTTGTCTCTGTTCCTTGCTGAGATACATCCTCCTCTCCTGCTGCACCTTCTTTAATGTCTCTTTCTTCTTTGGTCAATTTGTCCCCATTATTTTCTACCTCTTCAACCCCATTTCTTTCTTCTTGATTTTTTTTAGTAACTGGTTTATTACTTTCTTTTTTTTTAACTATAGTATTTTTAGATGTTTTACATTGAATATTAGCTATAGAATTTATTATTATTTTTCTTGTTTCATCATTTAAAGTATTTAAATATATTTCCATACCATTATTATTTTTTATCCATTTATTTATACAATTATTTTGCTCAGCATTATATTTTTCATTATTATAATCAATAAATGTTTCGTATTTATTATGATAATAAAAATTGTAATATTTTTCAATTAATAATTCATTGTCTCTTTTTTTACATTTATATACAATATGCATCATACAAAATACTAATATTGATATTATAAATATAATAATATAATTTGTTATATTTTTCATTTCTCTATATATTAATTATAAAATTATATAAAAATAAATTATCTATCAATAATTCTAACCATTATTTTCTCGTAATCTTTTATTTAAATCTTCTTGATCTTCTTTTAATTTATCACTAAGTCTTTGTCTAATATTTTTCCCTTTTTTACTTTCTTTTTTATTACATACAGCAACGATAATACTTTTTTTTATATCTTCATTGTCATAATTATTTTCACTTAAAATTTTTTTAGCACTATCACATATTACTTCGTTCTTGATATTTTTAAATTCTTCTATTTCGTCATTATTAGAATATTTAATTATATTCCAATTATCTATAATGTTTTCTTTGTTTTTTATTATAAAAAAGGTAATTATAAATAATAATATAATTATTAATATAATTATATATTTTAATTTTTCTTTCATTCTATTAGAATTATAGAATTAAATTACTTATTTTTTTCTAATAATAATTCTGCTATTTTTGTAACTTCTTGTATTTTATAATTTTGGTATATTATATTTAATATAATTAATATAATTATAAATATAAAAAAAGTTATTAATATATTTGTAATACTCATCATTCTTAACAACTATTATATTAATAGAAAAAATTATATGGGATCTCTGTGTTCAAATGAATTTATTATATTAATAACCGTTTCTCTATTTATACAATGATCACTATCAGATTCTGTTGTTTTAATTAAACATATTGGCTGATACTCATTCATTATAACATCATTATTAAATATAATTTTATTACTATTTAATGATAATTCATCCTTACTATTAATTTTTTTTATGTTAGGATCTTGCACCCATAATGAAGTTGCTGAATCTCCTGGATCCCCATCTCCTCCTTTAATACCTCTCTTACCCGTTGGTATTCTTATAATATTTGGTTGTGTAGCATATTTCATTTCATCCGGTTTCGGATAATATATATTTTTAGGATATCTGCCTACACATTGATATTTTGAGTTATTATCCAAACAATTTACTTCTGATATATCTTTATTATTCTTTTGTAAAAATATAATAGGTCCGACATAATCTTGTTTTAAACCTTTATAACCTTTAATACGACCATCAAAAATTGTAAATCTATCAATATTTTTAAAATTTAAAATTAATATTAAAAATGTTATTAATAAGAATGATAATAATATTTGTTTTTTAATCATTAATCTAATATATATTTATTTAAAAAAAATATGATTATTATTTATAGTTAGAAACATTTATTAATAATGAATAAAGATGATGCACAATTAATAATTGAAAAAGAAAGATTAAAAAAAGAAAGAATTCAAAAAAGAATGCATGAATATAGAACTAATTCTGAATTTAGAAAAAAAAATGCTAATTATATGAAAGATTATAGAATTAAACAAAAAACTTTATTAGAAACAGCAAATAAAATAATAAATAATGAATCAAAAGAAAAAGAAAAAAAATTAACAGAAAATAGTGATAAAAAAAAAACAAAATCAGAAAAAACTATTAAAAAATATATTAGTATTATTAATAAAAATCATAAATTATTAAATAAAACTAATAATTTAGATACTAAATTATTATCTAAATTATTTACATATAAATTAGATGCAATTGATGAAACATATTTACAAAATGAATTATCATATTTAAAAGAAATTAATAAATTTATTGAAACTATGAAAAATAAATACACTAATATTTTAACATTAAGAGATAATATTAACCCTTATTTAATTATTCTTCAAACATTACCTGTATTTAAAGTAAATTATGCAAAGTTGAATAAATTTTATTCAGAATTAAAAAAATAATAATTTATTAATTAGCTACTATACTATTATTTATTGGTAAATATTTAAATGATATACTATTATATATACTCATTTTACTATCTTTATTTTTCCAATCATTCTCATATCCTCCCGCTTTTACACTTAGATATGACATATAATTATTAATAGACCAGTTATCTTTATTATCATTCGCTACAATTGGTAAAAATGTAGCACCTTTCCCATTATATAGTGTTAATAACATTCCTTGTTTTCCATCTAAAATAAATATATCATTTGCTTGTGATGAATAATACTCTTTCCATAATTTAATATCATCTAATATTTCAATTTTAAATTTATGTTGACTTAAATTATTTAATGTTATTGGATTATTCCATCTATTTATAGAATCTTTTAAACAATTTTTTGCTGAATTTATAATTTTTATTGAACTTTTTGTATTATTTTCATTTATTTGAAAATTACCATAACTTGAATTTGTGCTTTTTTCAATTTCTGTACCTATAAATATTCCGTTATTCATATTATTAAATTTATTCCAAATTGGTAAATTTATATCTATATTATAATTTAATAATTGGGAATGAATTATACTTTTTATTACACCTAAACCCATTATTATATCAATTGGTAATAATAAATCATCTTTATTAAACGTACCATATATTATTGTTATATATGATACAAATTCTTCATTATTATTAAAATGAATTCTATATTTATCAATAATACTATCATTATAATTCGCTGAATCATAATAATCTATCACACGCGAATTCCATTTAAAATATTTTGAAATATAAATAAATGTTTTTATCGCATATGGACCACATATTATATTTATATCTTCGTTTTCTATATTATTTTTTAATAAATTATCTATTAATTTTTCTTCTCTTCTCCATTTATTTAGTTGATGTGGAAATTTTAATAATGATATATTGTTAAATCTTTTACCATAATGAGTTAAATCTGTTGTTGCAAATAATAATACTTTTTTATTTTTATTATTAATTTTATATATAAAATTTATAATTTCATTCGCTAATTTCTCTAAATTTGAATATGGTGTAGGGCATAATGCTAATATTTTCGCATTTTTAAAATATTCATTTAACTCAGATTTAACTAATTTAAATGAATGTTCTTCCCTTGCACCATCTGATAAATCCTTTACATAATCTTCGCTTTTTAAAAATATATTAAATTCAATATCATTATCATTGTGTAGTATAAATATTTTTTCTGTTGAATTTAAAGGATTGTGTAATGCCGCTAAATAAATTATATAATCAACATATTTATCTTTTTCACTTAAATTTTTAAAAATAATTTTTCTTGCTCCCCCTGCATATTCCTTTCCTGCATGTGGTATTATTGCACCATTTAAATTTTCAAAATACTTTGTATATATTCCCATTATATTATTCAATTATTTTAATTATAATTATTATACTTATATCAAAAAATCTCAAATTTGCAATTTTTTTGTCTTGATTTAATACTGTTCCCCATTCTCTTTGCATTTTTTATTTCCTTCGCAACCAGGATGTATCTGCTTACACATGTACTCATCGCTGTGATACAATTTTTGTGCTCCCGCCCCCTGCACGGAGTCGTAGCATTTACCATCTACGTGGCAATATGCCTTTTTGCCGTCTATGAAGCGCGGGCATTTTTGGTTTTTGGGTATTGAGTTCCGTCCGCAACTGAAATTAGAGTTCCCCATTCGCCAATTCCCCCTCGTACATGGAAGATCTGACCTTTTACAATTACTGCGCTCTGCAATAGAAAGATCTTCATAACGACAATTCGGTCTTGAAATGAAACCATCTTCCTTCAGGATTTCCTTCGCGCTTGTTTTTTTCGCTTCAGATAGATCGTTCCAAGTACAACTAGTTTTCAAAGTATATTGAGATTTATAATCATCAGAAAGCATGCCCCAATTGCACTTATCCGGTGTTATCTTCTCATCTCCCTCTGGATGGTAATTTTTTATGTAATTTGTATATGCTGTTTTACACAATTGTAAATTATTCGTTGCACTGCTAAGTCTTATTTCGCCCTTGTTGTTGCAATGATAGCATCTGCTCTTACCATTTTTTTTATATATAAAAGAACCACCACAATTATAATCAAGTTTTTGATATTCACCTCCACGTGTTAGTAGTTTTCCTTTATTACATCTATTTTGACATGCTTCTGCCTTTGAACTTCCTTCCCATGGTTTTAAGTCCTTTACACCTCCGATGATATTTTTACAATAAGCATTTTTTAATTTTATACAATTTCTTTCTGTTACCATTCTATATCTATAATATATTCATATTTTAAAAATAATATACGGCATTTTTTCCAGCACGGCACATATTTTCAGTACTGTTATAATCTGGATTTGCCGACTGCCAGTTCGTCATACAATACCCACTTGAAGAGCAATACATTTTCTTACCATCGTGTGTCCGGGGGCACTTGACAAGGCGAGGATCGGATTTGTCTTTTGCGACCGCACATCTATATTGTGCGTATGTGCGAAAGTCATTGTCCTCTGTCTCTTGTGCGTCGCATGTACCACCAGTAGTAAGAATGTACCCCTCACGTGCATTACTATTTGCTGTTTCTTTGTTTTCTGGAGATAGATTTTCCCATGTACACTGATTTGGTTCTATCATACCCTGTATCGCCGCATCATTTACTGCTTTTTTCTTTTCTTGAGATAGATTTTCCCAATTACACATATTTGGTGTTATCATACCCTGTGTTGCGTTATCATTTGCTGTCCTTCTTTTAGCTTCAGATAGATTTTGCCAACTGCACTGATTTGGTATTATCATGCCTTCTTTCGCAGCATTATTTGCCGCGTTTTTTTTATTTAGGGATAGATCGTTCCAATTACACATATCTCGTGTTATCATACCCTCACCCTTCAGGATATCCTTTGCTGCTTCTTTGTTATGATCTGCAAGCATGTTCCATTCACACTGAAGTGGTACTATCATTCCTTCT